ATGGCGCAGGGTTCGCAGAACTCGTGGAAAGATGAATGGCTTACCATTTTGTTCTCGGTGCCGCTTATTCTCTGTTTTTTACCGTTTGAGTGGGCGGAGAGGGCTGTGCAGAATGGCTTTGCGGCATTGGAGTCTATGCCCGACTGGTATCAATACACGCTTGGTGTTATTGTAGCAGCAAGTTTCGGTGTACGTTCTGCAACTAAATTCTTTGGAAGGAAGTAAGATGGCTTACAAACTAGGAAAGCGTAGCTTGGCAAAACTAGAGGGCGTAGATGAGCGCATGGTTGCGGTTGTAAAACATGCTATCACGGTGTCAAAGCAGGACTTCTCTGTGATTTGTGGACTTAGAACTATTGAAGAGCAACGCGCATTGGTTGCTAAAGGTGCCAGTCAAACTATGAAGTCGAAACACCTGGACGGTATCGCCGTAGACCTAATGGCCTATGTGGACGGAGGCCGTTGGGAGTTGAATTTGTACGACGAGATCGCAGACGCAATGGCGGAAGGTGCCCGTGCAGTTGACGTTCCAATTCGTTGGGGTGCGGCTTGGACTGTACCAAATATTGCGCAATGGGATGGCGACATGGAATCTGCTATGAATGATTACATAGATACTCGTCGCTCACAAAATAGGCGTCCGTTTATCGACGCTCCACACTTTGAACTTATGGTATAGGAGGCCGACATGGCAGGTTGCGGTTCTAAAAAAGGATACAAAGAGGGGGGAAAGGTTTTTTCTGGGATCTCAAAAGACACAGAAAAGGCTATAGAGGACGCGCTTTCTGAAGCCATGTCTGACCCTAAGAAAAACCCGACATCAAAGTACAACACGCTGAAAGGTCGTAACAATACCATGAAACGAAAACCTCGCAGCGAAATTGCTCGATTTAGTTATGGTGGCGAGGTTCGCCAGGGTGATGTTCGTGACAACTCTAAAAGAGGACAGTGTTACTAATGGTTGGTATTATGATATCTATTATCCCTGACGGGATGGCGGTGGACCAGATGGAAGAGACTGAAGAAGGGCACACATGTCCTCTTCCGACTCAGGACCCAGAGTTAAACGAAGAGAACCTTGCGATGGCGGTAGAAGAATATAACTACCGTGAGCCAAACACAGGTGTGTCGTTTCGCTCTGACCAAGTGTGCGGCAGTTGCGCTATGTTTAACCAAACAGAGGAAATACTGGAGTGCATTGGTGACGAGTCCGGTAACACAGGCTATTGCCAGAGCTTGAAATTTTGCTGTATGAAAGAAAACACATGTGACGAGTGGGCAGAAGGTGGTCCAATTACGTCTGTTCTACAAGAGGAATACAAGGACAACCTATAATGGATGTTGTCGATTTGGCAAAATACCTGTATAAGAAAATGGAGGAGCGAGAGAAAGATATTTCTACCGCCCTCGCTCACGGTTCAGTGAAGGATTGGGAGCAGTACAAAATGTCTGTGGGAGAGATACGGGGTCTCTCTTTCGCGCGTGAAGAAATCAAGGCCCTGCTGGAGAAAAACGTAGACGATGTCGAAGACTTTATATCTTCCTGAACACGTTGCGCAGAAAATGAACAAAGAACGGGAAGAGTCAAAGGCAGACTCCTCCGCTTTGGATAGCGCATATGTTGACGCTAAAGAACGGGTACTAGACCCGTCCCTCTTAGACAAACCGCTACTTGAACGTCTCCCGCAACCAACTGGTTGGCGGGTTTTAGTTATGCCGTATGAGGGGCAAGCTAAGACATCGAGTGGCCTGTACATTCCCGACGAGGTTCGGGAACGTGAGCGCGTTGCTACGGTTGTGGCATACGTGATGAAGCTAGGGCCTCTGGCTTATAAGGACCCCGACAAGTTCGGGCCGAACAGTGAGCCATGGTGTACCGCAGGCCAGTGGGTTTGCATCGGTCGATATTCTGGTTCGAGATTCAAGATTGACGGTGGTGAGGTTCGCATCATTAACGATGACGAAGTTATTGCTACTATTCTAGATCCAGAAGATATCAAGCATGTTTAAGAGGTGAAAGATGTCTGAAGAAGAGAATCAAGAACAGGAAGAACTGGTAGTCGAGACTCCCGAGCAGGAAGAAAAAGCTGCTGTAGCAGAGTCAGAGCCTGAAAAAGAAGCGAAATCTGGCGACGAAGAGCTAGACTCGTACAGTAAAGGCGTTCAAAATCGCATCAAGAAGTTGACGGAAAAGTACCGTCAAGAAGAGCGGGATAAAGCTGAAGCTCTCCGTGTGTCTCAGCAGTTGATAGAAGAGAACAAGAAGCTGAAGTCTCGTATGCAGGCTTTGGATACAGGTTATCTTTCAGAGTATGGCACACGTTTGCAGTCTCAGACTGAGGCGGCGAAACGCGCGTATAAAGAGGCTTATGAGTCTGGTGACGCAGATCGTATGATCGAAGCGCAACAGGCTTTGTCTAACATCGCGGTTGAGACGCAACGTTATAACACTGCCAAGACTCGTGCTGAACAGCAAGCAGAGCAGCAAAAACTGCAAGTACAACGACAGCAGCAGCAACCTGCGCGACAGCCTGCACAGCAGCAGCAACCCACGCCGCAGCCGGATCCACGGGCGCAGTCTTGGGCACAGAAAAATGATTGGTTTGGTGAAGACCGAATCATGACAACTGCTGCGTTTACGATACACAAACAGCTTGTCGAGGAAGAGGGGTTTGACCCACAGACCGATGAGTATTATACTGAGGTTGACAAACGCATGCGTTCGGAATTTCCACATAAGTTCCAAACGCCGAAGAAATCGGGTGGAGGAAGTCAGGTCGCTTCTGCTGGTAACTCCGCATCCCGCAGTAATAAACAGGGGCGCAGGTCGGTCAAGCTGACGCATTCACAAGTAGCGATTGCTAAAAAGCTGGGCGTACCTCTTGAAGAATACGCCAAGTACGTGAAGGAGTAAGAGATGGCTGACAGAACACCGCGCAAAAGCGCAACCCGCGAAGCAGATTCGCGCAGAAAACCTTGGGCACCGCCCAGTCACCTTGCTGCACCTGACGCCCCAGATGGCTATGTGCATCGCTGGATTCGAGTCGCTATGCGTGGCGAAGAGGACAAAATGAACGTCCATGCCAAGCTACGTGAAGGATGGGAACCTGTCCGATCTGACGAGTATCCAGACTATGAAGCCCCAGTCATCGATGATGGCAAATATCAGGGGGTTATAGGACAAGGTGGTCTGATGTTGTGCCGTATCCCTGAAGAGACAGCACGGGAAAGAAACGAGTATTACGGGGGCCGTACCCGCGAACAAATGGTTGCTGTGGATCAGGACTTAATGAAGGAGCAACATCCTTCGATGCCGATCAATCAAAATCGGCAAAGTCGTGTAACTTTCGGAGGTCGTGAACGCGACTCCGAGTAATTAGAGGATTGCTATTATGGCTAACCAAGACGCACCTTTTGGCTTACGTCCGGTTCGTACAAGCATTAGCTCTCAGCAACAAAACCGTTATCGCGTTGCGAACAACTACGGGACAGCTATCTTCCAAGGTGACCTAGTCGCTTTGGCGGCAAATGGCACAATTACCCGTGTTGCAGCAGGTGGTACAGGTTTTATTCTGGGTGTTTTCAATGGTTGTGAATACACAGACCCGACAACAGGCAAAGCAACATTTACTAACTCTTATCCAGGGCTAGTGGCAGCAGACGACATCATGGCTAATGTTATTGATGATCCGAACGCAACATTCGAAGTTCAATCGGATGGTACATTCGCAGCAGCGGATATTGGTGGTAACTTTGATATTCTTGCTACAGCAGGCGATACTACATCTGGTATCTCTCGCGAAGAGCTTGACCAAAGCACCATTGCAACCACAGCAACACTGCCGTTGAAGGCTATCGATGTTTCTCAAGATCCTGAGAACAGCGACACAGCATCAGCGAATGGCAATGTTATTGTTAAAATCAACAATCACTTGTTCAGCGGTGGAACCGCTGGCTTGGCATAAGGAGACTGACTAATGGCTATCTCTCGCGCACAACTAGCGAAAGAGTTGGAACCAGGTCTCAACGCCTTGTTCGGTATGGAGTACTCACGGTACGAAAACCAACATGCAGAGATCTTTACAACAGAGTCTTCTGATCGAGCATTCGAAGAAGAGGTTATGTTGAGTGGTTTCGGAGCAGCACCGACTAAATCAGAGGGTGCTGGAGTAAACTTTGACAACGCAAACGAAGCATACACTGCTCGTTACAACCACGAGACTGTGGCGTTGGCATTCTCGATCACAGAAGAGGCTATCGAAGATAACCTTTATGATCGTTTAGGCTCACGTTATACTCGTGCGTTGGCTCGTTCAATGGCACACACAAAGCAAGTTAAGGCGGCAGCGATCCTTAACAACGCATTTACTGCTGGCGCATCTGCTGGCGGTGACGGCAAAGCATTGTGTGCAACTGACCACCCACTTACTTCAGGTGGTACATTTGCCAACGAACCAGCAGTAGCTGCTGATTTGAACGAAACATCTCTAGAAGATGCTTTGATCAACATCGCAGGTTTTGTTGACGAACGTGGTCTAAAAGTCGCTCTACGTGGCACAAAGTTGGTTATTCCTCGTCAGTTGCAATTCGTTGCAGAACGTCTGATGGTTTCTAACTTGCGCGTTGGCACAGCGGACAACGATGTAAACGCTCTACGTTCTATGGGAATGTTGCCTGAAGGCTATGCCGTCAACGACTTCCTAACAGACCCAGATGCGTTCTTCATCAAGACAGACGCACCTCGTGGATTCGTCCACTTCGAGCGTACTCCGATGTCAACAAACATGGAAGCTGACTTTGACACAGGTAACATGCGCTTCAAAGCGCGTGAGCGTTACAGCTTCGGGTTCTCAGACCCACGCTGTGTGTTCGGTTCACCTGGCGCATAAATCATGCTACAATGAGGTTGTCCTTTTCATTTTGGACTCCTCCCTGAAACTAAAAGGGGCACTTCGGTGCCCCTCTTTTTTTTAGTACTCAATACTTTCCGCAGGAGTAATGCACAGGTTTGCTGTTATAGTTATGCGCGGTTTTTCTGTCGGGACTGTGAAGTGTTGGAGCCACGCAGGGAAGATAACAAAAGAACCTGTACTGGCATCTAACGTAACTTTCTCGTGATCTTTAAAGAAATCAAAGATGTAGTTTAGATCTGTCATTTTGGATTCAGCACTGTATCTGTTTAGAAAAAACGTTTTTCCAGCAGGTTCAGGTTGATACGGAAGTTCATAGTAGTAGATACAGCTAAAGCTCAGATTGCGAAAAGCGTGATCATGCACTTCTTGAAAGTTATCTACGTCATATGTGTTGATCCAAGGACAAGTAATGTCTGTGTGGAAGTTGCGGTTAGGACGTAGAAGTTTGTAGAAGTCATCGATGTAGGGACGAAGGTAGTCTAAAAACTGGTCCCAAGGAAGCTCGGCGTTCTTCGGGTTTCGAATAGAGCTTTTTTGTTTACTAAGATTAAACGCGTTTTGGTCTAGGACATCATCTGTAATAAACGGGTCAAGTAGTGTTTTGATGTCTTTTTGTTCCTGAAGTTTAAGTTTTCGATGATATATTGGTGTGGCCCATACTACTATACTTTGGTCCTGTTCTAGTTCAGTTTTACTCATCTCCCATCCTTTCGTTGTAGTGATATATTCTGTGACAGTTAGCGCAGAGTATTATACATTTTTCAGCCTCTTGATATGCTCGTTTCCACTGATTTTGTCGCACATAGTAACTAACTTTAGTTTCCCCTTTTGAGTCAGGATGATGAAAGTCTATTACAGCGGGATGGCTGAAGCCACAAAAAAAGCAGGACAAACCTGCTTTGTAATCGTGCCATTCTTTACGTTTTTCTTTTTTGCGTTTGCGAGATCGTTTAAGCGTAAGTTCTCTGTTGCGCTGATACCAATCAGCACCGTAACGTTTGTTATATTCAGCACGTAGTCCCTTGTCTTTATAAGGCAAGGCCGCATTCCCTTGTGTTGGCTGCGCAGAATATATCACACTTTCTTTTTCTTAAAAACTTAGGTAAGATGTTGACAGGGCAAAAATTAGCTTTGCAGACAGGTTACCGCCCTCCTGACGTTGCATAGACTGTAAAGCGAATCCTTATGCAAAAGGTGACATAATGGCATCAACTACTTTCTCAGGTCCAGTGACCTCAACTAACGGTTTTGTTGGCGACATCAAAGTTCCCACATACACAGTTGCTACTCTTCCTTCCGCTACAAGCGAAGCAGGAACAATTTTGTATGCTTCCGACGCTCTGAAAGCGTCTGAAACTACGGGTAACGGCACAGGCAACCTAGTGTTCTCCGATGGTACAAATTGGATTCGTGTAGACACTGGCGCAACAGCTTCAGCGTAAGAGGTGACGTATGAGTAGTCGCTTTAAACCTCCTAGCGAAGAAGAATTAGCTCGTCGTGGAATCGGTGTAAAAGTCGAAAAGAAACGCGCACGTAACGAGGATGGTACGCTAAAAGCAGACGACCCTTCGACTCCAGATGTGAATGAAGCATGGGAGACAGTGAAGAAGGTTGTTAAGCGCGGTCGTCCTAAGAAGAAAAAGGATTAACACATGGCAGGTCCAGTCAGTGCATACAACTGGGTTCAAGGAACAACAGCCGCCGTTGTTGGTCCGTCTCGTTCACGTTTACGTCAGGTTGTAATTTACGGTGCCGCAGCAGGTGCGTTCACGTTGAAAAACGGGGACACGAACGGAGAAGTTTTGCTAACGCAGAAGTTCCCAGCGGGACATCATGTAATGAACATCCCAGATGACGGCATCATCGCAAGCAGCGGTGTGTTTGTCGATGCGTTCACGGGTGCGAGTAACGAACTCACGATCATCCTTTCATAGGAGGATCCGATGGCATATGATATCCGTTCCATTTCACAGGTCGGAACATCTGAGCCATTTGAGCTACAGGTGGCCCGTGGTCAAATCACGGGTCATAAAACTGTGTTTAAGTTCGGTTACAACAACGATGTTGGAAACACAAAAGAAACCATCTGGGAACAAGGTGGTTTGTATTCCTACCCTCCATCAGCCACAGTAATGACTATATCAAGCAGTTCGGCTAACGACACTGCCGCAGGTACTGGTGCAAGAACGGTTGAAATTTTTGGCCTAGATGGTGACTACAACGAAGTAAACGAAGTTGTCACATTAAACGGACAAACGCCTGTTAATACTACCAAATCGTACTTTCGGATGAATCGTGGCATTGTTCGCATCGCAGGTAGTGGTGGCGCAAATGCTGGTATAATCTACGCTGGCACAGGAACAGTGACCGCTGGAGTTCCTGCTAACATTTATCTTCTTATTAATGGTGATGGTGATAACCAAACATTAATGGGTCTTTGGACAGTTCCCGCAGGATATACAGCCTTTCTTACAAAGATGGCTTT